TAGACATCTGTATATTAAATTTATCATCTTTAAACTCAATTGAATGAGTATACGACTTATTGTAATCAAGCTTTAATATAGCAACTCTCTTTTCATCTTTTTGAGAGTATAAGCAAATTGCTAAGTCGCAAGATTCTAATGTAGCATTAAGCTTCATAACATCAAATAAATAAGCTGCAATCTCTTTAGAGTTATTTAAAAATGAACTTTCATCATAAATAATTTGTTCACAACACTTCTTAATTAGATTGTTACTATAGTCATTAAATACTGCTGTTCTGATGTCATTATCTCCAGATACTTTGCTGATTTTCTTGTTGAAGAAAGCTTCTATATCTTGATTAACTCTGCCCTCAAAATCGTTCAATATCGGCGTATCGCTATTCTTATCTAAAACATGTATTATAAATTTGTGTATTATCATAATTCCACCCCTTATAAATTTTCAAAACGTTCTATAATCTTTTCGCTTATCGTGTTTTTTATAACTTCATCTACCTTATCTATAGTTATTAGTACTATATTTTCATCTTTAGCCAATACCTTTGCTTTCTCTCTTAAAACGTCTTTACTTCCATATGTGTAATGTATTTTTCTATTTTCTAATGACAATCCTATCTGCCATCTAAGTATATATTCATACACTTATCCCACCCCTTATTTTTCATTTTTGAGAGTTACAAAACGTTCAAACAATAATTTATATTAAAAGATATTTTGTAACTCTCTAAACTGTTTTAATTAGATATTTTCACTTATATTTCTTCTAACATTTCCTCGAGTTTATTTTTTAATAAATCATATTTTTCTTTAGTTTCTAAATCTAATATTCTAACTCTTCCTCGCTCTGCTATAATAGCTATATTTGAACTTTCACATATCATCTGTATATAATTTACAGAAGCATTTATCATTTCTAATCTATCATTCATTCTTAAGCCCTCTCATATTATCGCAATTTTCACACTCTTTCAGATTCAATCTATACTCATAAACCCTACCAACTACAATGCCTATTCCTAACAACATTAACCCTCCTAAGATATTCATTTTTCAACATCCTCTCCATCTATATAATACTTTCTTCTTCTCTTCAAAATGTTTTTGTAACATTTTTTATCACATGTATCAATTTCTTTTGAACAATACTCACACAGCTCATTAGATTGTATAAATTCTCTAATACTTTCACATTCTTCACAGTTTTCAGTTCTCAAATGGTTCTCATAAACTCTACCAGCTATAAAACTTCCTATTAATAGCAAAATAATCGTTGAAATATGCATTATATCTCATCCTTTCTATCATCAATTAATATATTAAAACCACAAGAACATTCCCTATAGTATGTGTGTTCTTCAACTATTAATTTGCCTTCGTTATTTCCAATCTTGTCATTACCACAACGAGGACAATAACAATACTTTTCTCCAAGTTTTATAATGTCTTTTAATTTCATTTCTCAATATCTCCTTGAACTTTCTTATTTTTTCTTCTACAAGCTAACATTTGTGATACAAATTCATCAAACAATTTCTCCATCTCTTCTTCTTCTGAATTTACACAAAATTCGAAACTCTCTTTATCTTTAGTTAACTGCATTTGTATTTTCATTTTCAATTTTCTCCTTATACTCTAAAAAATTTTATAATTTAAGTTCTAACGGATTCTTAAAATCTAATCTATAGTCATAAAGTGAAAAACCATCTTTATCTTTTGATAATGGATTAAAATCTTCATCTAAGAAGCATGAATTAGTAAAACCATCCCCAATCATATATCCACTTTCAACCTTTGAATTTTCTTCTCTTTTAAACTGTATTCTTGCTAAATACAACATAATCAAGCCTCCTTAATTAAAATTATTTTCCTAATTTAATCTTCAATATCCCCTCATATTCATTCCTACTCAATATTTTTATAGCTATATCAATAGCTTTATTAACAGAACACTTTTTCTTATTTAATATCTTTTCAGCTAACTTAATTACTTGTTCCACATTTGCTAATACCATCTGACACCTCTTGAATATATCTAACTTTCCAACCATTTTTAGTAGTCTTTCCTGTTCTTGCTAGACGAGTAATATGAAGTTCTGTAAAATATAAATATTTACTTGCTTCGACAGCACTGACAAATATTTTACTCTCTCCAGTAATAATGTTAGTACACTCTACTTTCTTACTTTTTCTTCCTTGACCTTTAGAATTTGTTCTACCAACTAAACCTTTTTGTTTACTTTTATTTCTCATTTTACTTAGATTACATCCAAACATATCTTCTATATCAATAGTTTTTTCTAACAATTCTCCTGCGTCCATCCAAATTTTAGCCATGTTCTTTCCCCCTTTATTTAATTGGCATTTGAAATATTCTATTTCTATAACTTCTAACCTTATAACTGTCTATAGAGTCCGTTCTAGTCCCACCTTCAATAAATCTTTGTATATTATCTAATACCTGCATAGCTCTTTTTTCATCCTCATATTTTCCTATTTCCTTAAAGTTGTTTATTTCTCCAAACATGGCATATACATATTCTTTATCAACATTTATCCAATCAGCTTTCACTAAATCTGTTTTATCTTGACTTCTAATTATTATCATCCCTAATACCCCCATCATTACATCTTCTTATATCATTTAACTTACTTAAATCTTCATATATATTCCCATCAACCTTAACTATTGCAAGTTCAGATAATCTAAAGCAATCTCCTGACATTTCATTCACTGCAATAAAACAACCATCTTTAAATTTTACCTCCCCTGCAAACTCTGTAAAAAATATACTTCTACATAAAACAATATCGCCTTCATAGATTTCTTTTCCATCACAATCCTTTAAACCTGTGTATATCATAACCTCAAAATTTTCATTGTTTTTTGGCAAATAAACACCACTATAAACCTCTCTAAGCAAATTTTTAGAATAGCACACCATTTCATCATAACTATACATTTCTTTACCATTTTTATTCCATTCTCTAAATTTTAACTCCATCTTTCATCCCTCCAATATTTTAACTTCCTACTCCAAACTTCTCTTTTTGGCTTTTCTTAATAATGTCATCAAGCTCATTCTCTGAATACTTAGTAAATGTTTGTTCAAAGTTAGCAAACTTATTTTTACTCACATGGTTATTAACTACTTTTTTTGTTTTCTTATTTTCTTGCTGTAATCTATATGATTCCAGTTGCTCATATGTAGTAATATTTGCATCCTTCCATTTTTTAAGGATACCTTTTAAGTATGCTAGATTCATATTCATCTTTTCAGCACATATCTCTATAGCTCTTTTAAATACTCTTATATCTACTTCATTAGATACTTCTAATAACCATTCAGCTGTAACTGGATATATTACTCCTATATTTTCTTCATACAGCTTCTTAAATTCTTTTAAAAAGTTATCCACAGGTTGCTTTACTATATACATATTATTAATACTGTTACTATTAATACTGTTACTATTAGTGTCCATATTTTCCGTGTCCGGCTGAGTCGTGTCCGGAAAAGTAGGACATGGTTCCATGTCTACATTTTTAGGATACGGTTCCGTGTCTTGCTTTTTAGTACATGGCTTTTTCTTCTTTTTCTCCTCTTTTAAACCTCTCTTAGAAATACATTCATCTATATAAGTTCTATCAAATACTATTTCATATATATTGTTTTGCATCTTGCCTTGTTTGGATTTATTCTTATGAACCCTTATATAGCCACTCATCTCTAGCTCTTTTTTGTACTTTGTAAATGTGTCTTTTGATATATCTAGTTCATAACAAATTAAATCCCTAGATGGAAAACATGTTCCATCATTCCCTGCAAAACTAGTTAGATATGAATACAGCATTCTAGCGCCAACTGTCAACCACCTATCTCTTGCTATTATTCTTGGCATAAGACCGTATCCACCACTTAATATATTTAATTTCTCTATAACTGACTTATCTTCATTCAAGGTGCCTCACCTACTTAATCAACATTTATAGCTTCTTCCACACTAACTTTACCATCCATATTTTCTTTTACTTCGAAATCAACTTCTAAACTTTCGCTTTCATCTACGACCATGCTCATATCTTCATCTATTTCAGATTTTATTGTTTCATCACCTACCATAGCTTTTTGTAATTCTATACTAAGTGGTGCATATTTTAATAACTGTTTTATAACTGTCTTTTTAGCCATTGAATCAAAATCTGTTTGCCATGGTCCACTACTATAACTTTTACTTTTACTCTTTGCAAATTCTATAATTTCCTCTTTAGTCATAAAAGAAAAACTATGTCCTCCTGTATCCAAATGATATACTGCATAATATCCAATTATTTCCCCTCTATCACCATTTAATTTAGGTTCATGAACTAAGTCTTGATGAAGCCCATATTTAATCTCAAATTTATCGTTTTCTCTTATTTTATGAGCATATATAGTTTTTATCTTTCCACTTCTTTGTGCTAATTCTAAAAGACCTTTATACCCAATTTGGAATTGCACTTTATTTCCATATGGTATCAAATATGCTTGACCTAAAGGCGTATTAGGCTCAAGACCTAATTGAGCTGATTCCATCATTGCTGCTATAAAACTCATAGGTTCACATGATTGTAACCTTGGATTATTACTAAAAGCTGTTAGGGCAACTCTTTGAAATCTCTCGCTTGAAACCATACTAGGTAAAGCTTTTTTTATCTGACTTGCCATTTTATTCATAAGTTGCTCCATACCTTTACTTGGACTTACCTTGACTGTATTTGCTCCTGAAACTTTCTTTTCTAATGCTCCTTTTGCTTTTTCACTAGCCATATATATTACCCCCTATTTTATTTTGAATGTTCTGTATGAACTTATATTTGTATATTTTTCTGCTATATCAGGCATTTCTTCTCTTAATCTCTTGGTATCAATGGACCTTTTAGTAGCTCCTTTCCAAGTTATTATTCTTCCGCCTAATGTAGCTAACTCAAACTCTCTCATTTCACTTTGTATTTCTTGTTCTATTAGCTGTTTCTCTCCTTTTAGTTCTTTCATTTGTAAAACTATATCATCATATCTTTTTAACTTTGATATACCATCTTCAAGTAGATTTAGTTCTATTTTCTCTTTTACTGAGTTTTTATACCTTGTTTTCAGAAACTCACTATAAGCATCTGAACCATCAGGAATTGGTAAAATGTCTTTTAATACATTTTCTTCCCAAAATTCACTCTCTATTTTCATTAGATTTTTAATTACTTCATTATCCCTATTTATCTTGTGCCATACAAACTTTTCATTTCCAAGAAGTGCTGCTATATAACAATGTGTAGCTCCTGTGACAGCCATATAGTGTAAGCATTGTATTTCATAATGAAGTGGAACTCCATTTTCCCATTCTTTTATAGAAAAACTATTTGTTGTCTTACATTCTAAAAATGCTTTTTCTCCTACTATAGCTCTGTCTATATTAGCTATTGCAAAAGGATACTTTTCATTTTTCAACATTCCATTTACATTACGGACCTTAAGACCAGTTTCTTCTGTAAAAAGTTCTGCAACTAATCCTTCTAATCTATTGCCTAATTCCATTCTGAAACTTTTAGTTTCTATTGGTATTTCTTCTTTCTTTTCTATATATACTTGAACAGAAGTTTTCCAGGGATTTAATCCTGCTACTGCTGATGCATCACTACCCCCTATTCCTAATTGTCTATTTTTAAGCCAATCAATTTTATCTATGTTCTTAGTATCAGTTACTATAAAAGCATCTAAATATTTTCTACGACTTGAAATTTTATTCATTTTATGGTATCCTCCTAAATAAGTTGAATTTTTTGTATGTGTTGGTTACTTTGACCAGCACTTTTTTTATTGAAATAATCCTGCTAAACATATTGCAAATAAACCTACCATTTTATTTCCTCCTAAGATAAAATTTTAATCTCATAATCACCATCTTGAATATCTTCTGTTATTAAGGCTTGATACTCCATACAGCCTCTACCTTCATCAAAGTATGCTAAATTTAATTCTTTTTCTGTTGCTACTACTACTATACAATCAATTTCAAAACCAAATCTTTTGCAATTTACTTTTACTGCATTTCCTACTTTAATTGTTTGTAAATCAAATTCTTTTACCAATTCAACCATTATTTGACCTCCTTATTTTCTATTTCTTTTATGTAATCCCAAAGTATTTGTAATATTAAAGAATTTTTTGACATTCCTCTTTCTTCTGCTATTAATATTAATTTTGTATTTAAATCATATGGGATTCTTAATCCAGTTCTTACTCTATTTGCCAACATAATTTCCTCCTATATTGTTATCTATGTGTTGCCTATCTTTAATACAAAGTATAACACTTTATTATTATGTTGTCTATATGTTGCCTATATATTTTTTTGTATTTATTTTTGTGATATAATTGTTGCCAAATAGACTACACAAAGGAGTTGATATTATGGCTAAAATGGGTACATATAAAAATCCTCATTTTGCAATTAGAATACCAAAAGAAAAACTTGATAAACTTAAATATATAGCTGAGTATAATGCTCGTTCAGCTAACAAAGAAATAGAATTTCTTGTCACTAAACATATAGAAATGTTTGAAAAAGAACATGGTCCTATACATTTGGATTCTGAATAAATTCTTGTAATATGCTTAATAAAATACTATTAAAACTTCTTCCTTTTTTACTCGCCTGCTTTTCTAATTTTTCTTTAAGTTCTTTAGGCAGGCGTATTGTTGTCTGCTCTCTTTGCATCTAATCACCTTTTTCTTTAATTATTTATAGCTTACTTTATTTTTAAATGTGTTGGTAAATACAAGTTAACTACCTCTATATCTCTTGTTAATGTACTTCTTTTAACTTTCTTATCTTTATTAAACTTCTTGTTACTTTTCTGCTCGTCATAGTATGTAATCTTATATAACTCTTTGTTTCTCTCTACCTTGTAAACTTTGTTTTTATAGATTGTTTTCATGATGTTATCCCCTCGTTGCATTTTCTAAGACCTTCAAAACTTGCTTTTATTTGCTTATCATTGCAAAATTGGATATAAGCTATCAGTACTCTTACATTCAACTAAATCACCCCCTTTCTTTTTTTCATTACATCTTTATCTTTCATTGCATTTTTCATAATAAATTCTTCAAATGATATTCTATCAATCATGTACTTTCTTCCTATTTTTAAAGCAATAAAATCTTTTGTTATCATGGCTTCTCTTGCCATGTTTCTAGCTGTTACATCAGATATTTTCAAGTACTCACAAAATTCTTCTATAGTCATTAACTCCATTCTTTTAATTCCTTCTCTATCTAAAAACATCTTGATGATGTCTGTTGTATCATCTCTTCGCATTAACTCTTGTACTAAGTCTTTTGTGTCTATGAATTGTAATGCTACACTCATTTTCAAACCTCCTTCTCATATTAATTGAATATCCTGTATTTAGTTTTCAAGGTACTGTCATGATTTAACCTAATTTTTGCTTAAATCACTTGATATTCCATATTTTAAAGCCATATCTTTTACAATAGCCACAT